TGGCTTCTAAGACTGTTAGGAGTAATGCACAGGGGCCAGTAACTGAGCCTCTTAGATAAGAGGCCTTGAAGGCAGATATGTTTGAGTTCAGTAAAGATACTAGTTCCTCCTCTGTGATACGGAGGTATCCTATTAACCTCTGTATACGATTTCGGTTCCAAACCTTGTTTACTCCAACCTCGTTATAATGAGCTTTGATTATTAGACTTGCAGGAGAGTACTTATCAAGACTCCTCTTCTTCGTCCTCTTCCTCTTCGTACTCATCATCCTCGTCATCATCCTCGTCATCATCCTCGTAATCATCCTCATCTTCCATTTCGATATCGTCTTCTGAACTCACATTGTCATGGACTTCATCGATAGTAGCAATGAACCTTTCGTCATCTAACTCTGAAACCGTAACTTCGAGGGTAAGCTTTACTTTACTTCCTGCTGAAATTCCCTCAAATAATTCAGAGACTTCAGGTTCGGATATATTCAATTGTACTAAGTCTTGCATCTTAATTTACGGTTATGTTATCGACTGAGAATTCTGCACCTGCTTGCCCGATTATGTAAGACTCTATAGTTCCAGCCTCAGTTGTTACCTTTCCATCCACATTAGCAGTCAAAGTAATTGTAATATTGTCATTATGCTCTAATGAAGGAAGCGCATTAATTGCCTCTTCGTCTAATTCTCCAGTAATAGTAATAATCGGCATAGTGTTACTTAATCTTTTGGGTTACAAAAGGTCAAGCATTTATTTCTATTATTGAGGATGTCCTTACATTGGGCGTAGGCATAGTTGTCTTAACATCATAAAACATAATGGGATAGGTCAGCGCATCAAATGAATGAATGTATACACTTCTCTTTGGCTTCATAGCCAAGCTAGGATCGTATTTGCCATCTTTACTCTTATCAGAAGAAAGATTCCTTACACTCTTGATTACATCCGTGCATTGTGCAGAAAATACAATTTCCTCCTGAACTAACTTTGATATTAGTAGCCGTACTCGGCCCTCAACAGACCCCGAAAACTTTGGTGCTGCCTTCATTCGAATAGGCTCCAAGCCGAACACTTCACATTTCTCCTTAGATATATCCTCAAAGTCCTTCACGTCATAAGAGCCTGTCTTTGCACGATACTGATTGAATGCAGAGTTGTCTGAGATGTGGATGTATTTGAAGTCTGTACCCACCAAATTATTCCAGTATTTCATCTTCCGGTACAAATACGGAACAATTTTCGTGTAAGGAATCTTTTGATTAATAAAAATCAATTCATCGAACACTATCCACATGCTTTTTTCCTTACCAATTAGGCACTGCATAAACACCATAGCATTATTTACTGAGCCTGGGTCATATCCAATTATTATAGGGAAACTAGGGTTAGGGATTATGCCTGATTTTGCATCTCCCTTAACATGAAGAGGTTCGAAAAGTAGGGAGCTAATAAAGCATCGCCCGATGGTCTATCTATCCATTCACCCTCTAGCATCCTTTTCGCCTCGATTGGGTCATTTGAAACAGCCTGCATTACTCGCGAGTAATAACCCTCAGGAAGGTTTTTTTCGTTCTCTGCTATCTTTACATGTACTACATGATAATCGTGATTATAATTACCTTCATCGTCTAGCGGTGATTCAAAGAATCTTTTATACACCCAATGACTTGGCCCGTCAGGGTTGCATGCAGCGCAATACTGTTGGATTCCCTCAATGCCTTGCCTACGACCAAGTTGTTGAACCACAGCCTCGAAGTAAGAGGGAGAATCTAGGTTAGTAAGCTCATCGACAAAGACATAACTAGGTTCAAAACCTTTGATCCGGTCAATAAGCATTGTCCCGAATGGAGCAGACATAAGACTTATCCTCGACCAACCACCATATCGATTCTGAATATCAATATATGGAGCTTTCTGTAAGTCCATCTTTTCGTCTGTATAGTCTATCCCTAAACCCTCTTTCCACTCGGGTAGTACTTCGGTCTGCAATTTGTGCCAAACTCCACCCTGTGTGGCTTGTGACTTAACTCCAACTATAATTAGTGCCAAGGCATTAAAGTTTTCGTAGCAATGCCTAACAAGCTTATGCCCACCCAATACAAAAGTCTTACCCGAAGCACGTTCTCCATACGCTAAAATGTACTTTGATGTAGAATTAAAAAGTTCACTTTGGGATCCCGACAAAGAAGGAGACCATATTTCTTCTTCTGCTCCAACCTCTTCATCCTCGGTAAAGGCATCGAGGAAAGCTTTAGGATCAATCTTCTTTAGCCTCGGCACTTTGCATCTCCTTCAAAGGTCTGAATCCAGGCTTTTTCTTTTCTTTAACTTTATCCCTTTCTGACATTTTAATCATCAAGTCTAAACCATGAAGTAACCTGTCGTAAAATTTACCTTGTTGCTCGGTCGTCTGCAGAAATAGCTTAGTCCTTAATATCTCCTCCTCGGGATCCAATATCCCACTAGAAATATCGTCTCGTAGCTTTTCCCCTACTTCAAATAAAGCCATATTCTGTCGAATGGCTATTTTCTGAGTTACATCCAAGGCATTAGACATTAGTTGCCCGATGCCACCCTTCAGGTTCTGAAATACTTTTAACTTCTCAATGTTCTCAGGGTTCCTAAGCATTGTCTCGAGTTCACCCATGAACTCTTCCTTACCATTTTCCTTTAATGCTCCTAGAAACTCTTTGTGGTCTGGCGCAGGTGGAGGGTCTTTCCTGACCATAAGTTCAACATCGGAAGGCTCGTGTCCTTGGTTCCCGGCTACTTGCCAAATACTTTTAACCCTTGGATCCTTACGAACACGCTCTCGCATATTCCCCTCAGTCATGCCTAACTCTTTAGCTGCATCGGCATAGTTGCCGTCATGACGTCGCATCGCAGTAGCTAACTCCTCGGTACTATACTTTTTTCGTCTGGGCATTGAAAAATGACATTAGCATTGGTTTATATTTTTTAATCCAATCAGGACTACTTCGAAGATACGCAAAGCTTCCATTTGAAGCTAATGCATAAGCACCATTTCTCACTTGCCAGTCAAATAAATCGAAGTTGCAGCCTTGGCAAAACCTTTTAGCCTCACCAACGCTTATATCAGACCAGTCGTGCATCTGTGAGATAGATTGAACATCAAATAGATCCATGCCTGAATTGATCGCAATTTCTTCATCAGTGAGAACTCTAACTGCACTAGTTTTTCCGTTCTTGTTGCGAATCTTTTCTCGTGCTAAAAGCCTTACGAATATCGGTGGAAACTCGTCAAAGCATGCCCAGCCTTTACGTATTTTTCTCATTTTCTCTTTTAATCATTCTAGCTATCTGTCGATGCAAAGGTCTTAGCTTAAGATTTTCGTTAAATTTTTCCTTAGGACAACCCATGTCTCCGATGCAACTAATCTCACCATCGTCTGCTTTAAATCCAACTAACAGAAATGTTGAATAGTACTCTTTAAGTTTTGGTTCGACCTGATTTAGAATATCTTCATCCTTCATATTTTGATTCTCCAATACTGACATTGGAAACAACAACCTGTAAACAAAATAATTAAGTAACACAATGAAAATTCCCTTCTTGAACCTATTCAAAAAGGGGGTTCCAAGCATGCATGACACGCATGAGGTCGGCAGTTCGAATCTGCCATCTCCCACCACTCATAAGCCTCAAGAGGCTAATGGGTTATGCAATAATGTGAGCATTATTGATGCATACCTTATGTATATGAAGGCATGCGGTCAAAGGAACCTCCGTAAAGCAAGCTTGATGACCTATAAAACTAGGCTTACTAGCTTCCTAAATTGGACAGATTGTAAAACTGTTGACCAAATAACTAGGCAAGATGTCAAACGGTTTGCTGAAAGTTTCGATGGGAGATGGTCTAGGATCGGTCACAGAAATGATGTTTGTGGCTTTCTGAATTGGTGTGGAGACCAAGGCTTCTGCCCCGAAAGAAAGTTTACCAATGTTAAAATCCTTGAGGTTTTACAAGATGAGAACCCCATTGAGATTCTGTCAGTTAACCAGGCTAAGGATCTACTTAATAAAATGCCCGATAAGTTTAAAGGCAGAATAGCCATACAACTTTTCGCAGGTGTCAGACCATACGAGTCCTTGAAAATCGAAAGTAAGGATTTAGATTTGCAAGGTAAGAAGCTCTATATCCTCGGTGCAAATTCTAAGCTTCGGACGACTCGGGTACTCCATGATCTTCCTGATAATCTAATATCATGGGTTAGGAAATATGGGATAAGGGAAAAATTCACCTACAATGCCTACCGAATCGCAAGGCGCAGATATTTCGGTAGAATTGCCCATGATGCGATGCGTCATACCTTCTGCACCTATGCATACTTTACCATGGGTATGGAGCAGACTATGAGGTACACAGGTCATTCAAATTATAAAACTTTTCACCGACATTACTGCAGTTCTGTAGCCGAGAAAAAAGATGCAGTAAACTTTTTCAAGATTCGGCCTGTAGGCTAGATAAATACTGACATTCAAGCCGATGGCTAAAGCCGGCCCCCTTTAGCCATCGCTTGCAAATTTTTATATATCTGAATCTGATTCTGTATCTATGACTATGTCTATATCCTATGCCTATACCTATATAACAAATTCCAACTACCGAAATTAGTGGATTACGTATGAACTACGTTAAAACTACGTTAAAGTTCCGATTGGGTATTTTGTGAATGAGTAAAAGCGTACGGATTTACTCATCTTCCGACTTGGCATGGAACCATCAAAGGGGGGGGACTATAGGGGGGGGATTTAAGGAGGCAATGCCTTGGGTAAAGTAAGTACTATACTTTTAAGTTAAGTATAATCATTCAAAATCTAGTACAGGGAAATTGGGAGAATCATATTTCTTTTCCAATCTTTTATGTTCACGGCACCAATGCAATCCATGATTTAACATGAGTTTAGCAGTAGCCTTAGGTATACACCGATGAGTGAGAGGATCATATACCAATCCTTTAGGTTTTGAATATATATGTCCGATTAAAAGCCCCACAAAAAGAGCAGCTAGAGGGATATACGATTTCAAGTAATATTTAGAATTAAGAATCTCGACTGACTTTACAGGTTCATCAAATTCTAATACTTGTTTATCACTAGCAAGCTGCACTTCAATTCGGTTCATTTCAATTTGTTTCCTATTGTAAATTCCAATGAATAACGACCTACTGCTATCCACTTCGGTGTTGTTAAAGTTTTTGATTCAAGCATTTCGATGCAAGTCTCAATCGAATTTTGTGCGAAATTATTAATTGGTATTCCCCCAAGTCTTTCGCACATCTCTTGGATTTTTTGGTAACATTCGTCAGTAACGCGAATGCCTATTGATTTATCTGATTTATTCATAGGGATTTCTGGAACTAATTAATTGTTAAGACCTACTAAAGGAAATATTTTTTTACTAAAGTCAATACATTATTTTCACCCTATTACACCAAAATTAACAGATTGCTAATTTTTTTTGCACTTTGCGAATATTATCTATTGACCGAGGTGTCATTAACCGCCAAAAGGGTAACTCAATGAGTGGTACAAAAGTGAATGGGATAGTGCGATTGAACGAAACCTACAGCCTTACCGAGGCAGCAACCAAGCTAGGTTTCGACTCATTTCGCAGTGTGAAACACTTGGTCAAAAAAGGAGTTTTGAAATCCTATAAGACTAAGTTTTCGAAATATCAGCGCGTCCTCAAAAAAGAAGTTGAGGCACTAACAGAATTGGAGGAAGCCTAATGGATATTTATCAAGGATTGAAGGCTCCGTTCGAGGAGAAGGTAGTACACTGGCGCGTTGGTCAAATGACTAAAGATGGAAAAAAAGGTTCAGCATTAGCTTACATTGATGCAAGAGACGTAATGAAACGACTCGATGATGTGGTTGGGTTTGAGAATTGGTCAGACGATTACTACGAAACCAAAACGGGCAGGCTTCTATGCACTCTTTCTTTAAATATTGGTGATGGATGGGTGTCTAAAGTCGATGGGGCTGGAGACACTAACATCGAGGGTGTTAAGGGTGGAATCAGTGATGCATTTAAACGTGCAGCTGTTAAGTGGGGAATCGGAAGGTATCTTTACTATCTTCCTGTGAAGTGGGTAGCTGTCGAAAATCGTAGGATTGTTACTCCACCTACATTACCTAAATGGGCATTACCTAAGCCTAAAACTGACAAAGTGGCGGATTTGTCGGGATGGGAATAGTAAAAAACGAGCGAGCTTGGAAGGGTGTCCCGAAGATGTCGGGTTCATCAGTCTACGAAAATATGCTGTGCAAAGCTCGCTTTAAAGCCTCACAGAAATTTAAGGATTACGACACATCCGATGCAACCCAAGGCACAGAATTGCACTCTTATATGGAAAACGGAACTCCGATTGATGATATACTTGATTCTAGTCATGCGTTCATCATTCAAGAGTGCCGAAGAATGGAGGCAGAAGTAACCAAGATTTTTGGGTTGCAGGGTGAAGTGATTAGGGAACTTAGGTTGTGGTTACTCAATGATGAAGGCATTGGTGTCCTCTCTGGTCAGATCGATTATCTAGAAATCGATGGAGAGGATGCCAGCGTCATCGATTACAAAATGCTCTATGGTCATTACGAAGAGGCGTCGAAGAATAAGCAGTTGCAGGTTTATGCTACACTTGTGATGCAAAACTACCCCCAGGTGAAACGCGTGAGGGTAGCTCTTCTACAACCTGCCATTGGAAAGTGGACTCAGGGAGTAATGGGTCGTGATCTATCTGACATGCTAGCAATTAAACTAAGAAAGTTAGCTATCGAGGTAGAGGCAGAGGATGCACCGATGACCGCAGGTCACCTACAATGCAAGTACTGCAAGGCTCTAGCACACTGCCCTGCTGCATTTAAATTAATTAAAGATGAAATTGATAAAGAAACTGATATGGAAAATATTTCAAACGAAGAATTGGCTGAAAAAATGGAGCGGGTCGGACTTATTGAAAGGTTTGGCAAAAGCGTTAAATCGACTGCGAAAGGTCGTCTTGAGAGTGGTATTGATATTCCTGGTTGGAAGCTGCGTAATACTGGAAGTGTTACTTCCTTTGATGCTGTGGGTGCGTCTGAAATTCTGTTTTCTGCGAATCTACCTGTTAAGGAATTCCTCCAAGCTACGAAGATTTCTGAACCAGACCTAATAAAGATATGGGCTGAGCATACTGATCAGTCTAAGGGGGATGCAAAGAAGGATCTTCGCACACGGTTGGAACAGGTCATGTTCCGTAAGGAAAAAGCAAAGTCGGTTTCGGCAGCATGAAGGCATTTACCATTAGATGCAATCCACCGAGATCCACTGCACAATCATCAAAACGAGTAGGAGTTAAAAAGAATGGAATCCCATTTTCGTATACCACCGCCAAGGGAAAGCAACAGGAAGCAGACTTTGCTAGCCTCCTCATGCCTTATGTTCCTGAGAGACCTCTGGAAGGCCCTTTGGCACTTACAATCATTTATAAGTTCCCTTTTCTTAAGTCTGAGAAACGAGCAGTCAAAGATAAGGGTTGGACTTGGCACTTTACTAAGCCTGATGCTGACAATTTGGTCAAAATGTTTCAGGACTGCATGGGCAAGTTGCTTTTTTACAACTCGGATGCTCAAGTCGTGGATCTGCAGATTCAAAAGATAAGATCACAGAATGCAGGTATTTATATTTGGCTAAGGGAGGTGGAAGATGAAGCGCTTAGAAATTAGACTATCTCCTAACATTGAAGCTAGGCTTGATGCTTTGTCTGACTTTAGTGGTCTAGATCGACAAGGTTTGTTTCTTGCTGCACTAGCTAGCTACCATCCTGAGATTAAGGTTGAAGTTAAGCCACAGCGTACTCGTAAGCCAAGGGCTGAGAAAACATTGGGTGAAGGAAATAAGCCTAAAAACTTAGAAGAGGTAGTTAAGTTTTTTAAATCAAAGGACATTCCTGAGCCAGTTGAACCTAAAGCTCAACTTTTCTTTAGCCACTATGAAGCTAAAGGGTGGGTCATGGGGAAAAACCCCATAAAGCAATGGGGGCAGTGCCTTACCTCATGGATTAGAAATAATGCTGAATGGAGGCCTGTCATCAGTCACAAAAAAGAAAATGTGTCCATCGATGAGTTCATGGATTGGGCTTCAAATAACAGAAAGCCTGTATTTGAGAAATACAGAGGCACTACAGACATTAACGAAATTGACCAACTTTATATAGATGAATTTTGCGACAACAGAGATAAAAACTGATTACCAAGCTGAGAGGGGTCTTATTAGCACCATGTTGAAAGATGCTAATTTGATTGATGACTGCATTGATGCTGGTGTTTCCACGGAGTGGTTTTCTGACCCTCACTGCCAACAACTTTGGCTGGCTGTTCAGGACTGCGACAAAACTAGTGAAGTAATCGATGTGGATATTATGCTTCAATTTGATTCCGAGGAGCGGTCGTGGGTGACTGACATCATCCATTCTTGCGACACTAGCACAGGATTTAATAGATATTTTGAGAAGTGCAAAGACGACTTTAGGCGTAGGCAACTCCGTAAAATCGTTCTTGAGGTCAGTGACCTCATCGATGAGCAAGTTCCCACTGACTCTATTATAGAGGCAGCTGATCGTGACTTAACTAGCATGAGTCTCGAAACTAAGGATCCGACTCGATCAGCTTCCGATGTCGTGGATTCTATGTGGGTAAACATAAAAAAACGAATGGAAGTTGATGGTATGTCGGGGATCCCTTCAGGTATAGGCGAATTAGATCGCATGACATTTGGTTGGCAGCCAAGTGACCTTGTAGTTTTGGCAGCACGAACTTCGGTAGGTAAGACTGCATTTGGATGCGAACTAGCATTATCTGCACTTAAAAACAGCAAGAATGTTTTATTCTTTAGTTTAGAGATGAAGGCAGAAGCAGTCATGCAAAGACTCATATCTAATGTATCTGAAGTTCCATTAGGATACATAATAGACAAGACAGCAAGACCTGAGGACTTAAACAAGTATCAGGAAGCTATGATGTGGATGAAGTCTAAGAATTTTTGGATCGATGACAGAGGTATGATCAACTCAGCCCAAGTAAGATCCAAAGCTAGGAAGCTAGCGCGTAAAGGATTGGATTTTATCGTAGTAGATTATGCGCAAAAGATGTCAGCTATTGATCCTCGCATGCCTCGTGAACAACAGGTTGCCGAGATCGCAGGATCCATGAAGGCACTAGCAATGGAACTTAATATTCCGATTATAATGCTCAGTCAGCTAAATCGGGGTGCAGATGAATTAAATCGTAAGCCTAGGCTTTCCGATATTCGGGAGTCGGGAGCCATTGAGCAGGATGCAGATGTGGTTGCTCTTCTATGGAGGCAGAATGATGACCCCGATCAAACAGTAATTTCAATAAGTAAGCAGCGCCAAGGACGGTGTGGTGACGTCGAGGTCTGCTTTAAACCAAAAATCCAAAAATTCACACCACGACCCAAATTATCATGAGTTCTTACTCCAAAGCACAATTCATGGGACGGTTAACAGCCGATCCTACAACTAAAACGATTGGCGATGCTACCCTGTGTACCTTCAGCCTAGCCATTAACGAAACAGTTAAAGGTGAGCGGACTGCTTCCTTTTATGATTTCGAGGCATGGAGACAGGCTGGTGACTACATCGCTAAGTATGCCAAAAAGGGCGATGCTGTTTATCTAGATGCCGACATCAAACAGGACAAGTTTGAGGGCAAGGATGGTAAACCACAGCGTAAAGTTAAGTTCGTTGTGAAACCAATGAGCTTCGGCTTTGCAGCTGGTAATAAGGATGATAATGCTGCTGCACCTAAGGCTCCTGCTAAGGTAGCAGTTAATGTCCCTGAAGATGACGAGGATGTACCCTACTGATGGCTACAAAACTTCTCAAAAACCTATCGAGAGAAACTAACTCTGATGACGGCAATGGGCGTGACTTAATTGTCACGCTCAATGCCGAGCTTCAGACCATTGATTTCAAACCGAAAGGTAGGACAGCAAAAGCTATAGTTAGGCTACCAATCTCGAAAATTTATCAACTAGTAAAAAACGCACAATGAGCGAAGAAAAAACAGAAGAACAAACTGCAGAAGAAGAAGCAGCTAAAAAGTGGGACTCACTCACTTTGGAGCAAAAGCTTAATGTTGTTGGAAATAATGCCATGTCTCGAAGCGAGGCGTATCAAAGACTTGAGTCTATTTTGGAGAAAATTGAGGCAATTGCCACCAAGGTAGAAAACCTAGAGCTTAAAAGTAAGCTTCAGGTAATCGAAGGTGGACAAGAATCTACTTCATGACCTTGGGGTAGGGTCATATGGGGCGGGGGAAATTCCCCTGCCCCTTTATTTCTCGCCCGGGGAGTTTCACAAAATAAGGTTAGAGATTGATCAAGCAGTAGATAAATTCTGGGCAAAAGATCAAATCCGCGGTTGGGATAAAAATGGCGAAAGAATAGGAACAGGTATTCCCAGAGTGAAACCTAGTTTTCTAAGAAACAATGAGTACTCAATTTGAGGTACAATATCTTGAGGCACAAAGGTTTCTCTTAACATCACTCCAAAACCCACAAAATGTACATCTAGTGGATCTAGAAGAATATGACGGATTCGGTGAATGTTCATGTGAGTATTTCCATTTTAAAATTGGCCCTAAACTAAAGGCAGGAAAAAAACCATTTAAAGTATGCAGACATATAAGATCAGTGAGGCAGTTAATTCAGAAGAATTTACCCTCCCCTCAGTAATAGGACTTACCGGCCCCAAAGGTGTTGGTAAAACAACATTCGCGCAAAAGATTGGCGGAGAAATTTTAAGTCTTTCTTTACCGATTAAGAAGATGCTGGAGGTAATCATACCCTCAAAGTATTTATACAACTTAAAGGAAGAACAGATTCCAGGGTTCCCCGAGGGCATAACAGCTAGGCACTGTTTACAGACCTTGGGGACTGAGTGGGGACGAGCGATGCATCCAGACATATGGATCGCTCCTGTTCACGACAGGATCGCAGACCTAATAGCCTGGGCAAGTGCTACAGATCACCAATGTTTCAGATGCGTAGTAGATGACATCCGATTCCCGAATGAGGCAAAGATGATCCACGATTTAGGGGGAGAGGTATGGAGAATCAAGAGAGATAGCTTTAAGCCATTAGAAGATAGTCACTCAAGTGAGTGTGGGTTACCAGAGGATCAAATTGATAAGGAAATAATAGTTTGAAACTAGAGCTTACAGAAGCAGAGTACAACCTCTGCCAAATCCTAGGCAGGATGAGGAGCCTTATAAGTAGAGGCACAGGCGTAAAGGATGCCAAGATGGGGAAACAAGATGGCTCGGAAGCAGATGTAATGGGAGCAGTAGCTGAGTATGCATTCGCTAAGAAGTTTAATTGCTTCCCTGACTTTGCTCCCGAAGCTAGAAGCGGAAGTTACGATGGAGTTCTTAAAGGGAATAGGTATGATATAAAATCATCTAACTACCCTAATGCTAGGCTTCTAAGTACACTTAAAGTTAACCAAGATATTGACTTCTATGTACTCGCAATAGTCGATGGAAGGTCGGTAGACATTAAAGGTTGGGCATGGAAGAAGGACTTGATTCGACAAGAGAATATTAAGGACTTGGGTCATGGGAAAGGATACTGCCTAGACCAAAGGAATCTGAAGGCATTTAATGTTACTTAATATACTTGATAACAGATTCGCTTAAGCTTAAAATAAACCTTATGGGAATTAAATACAATGGGGTCGACGTCACAAGTTTGACTTACAATGGGAATACGGTAAACGAACTAGTTTACAACGGATCATCAGTATACACTTCAGCCCCCGCCGGAGAACACTATGCATTTAACACAAGTAATCTTAGTGCATCACAGATAGACGACATCAATGCAGGAAATACTGTAAGTGTTCCTATTACTGACACTACCGAAAGTATTCGTTTCAGTCCTGCGACATTTGGTCTACAAAAGGAATTCACAGTGGAACCAGATGGAACCGTCTTCTTTCCAGGTCATGTAACTGCGAACAATGCTGGCTCGCCTGCTCAAAACAGTATCAACCTCCTTTCAAATAAAGGAATTGGAGAAGAGTATACCTCCGTGGGAAAACAAGTGCCAAAATCTGGATCTATTTGGTTTAAGCCAAACTTAGGCCTTGCTGATGGACTCGATCATAGTACGAGAAGCCAGTATCTCCTTTGCGATAGTCTGCGAATAAATGGGTATTTTTCTACCCTCAATAATGGCATTTTAGTATCAATGGAACCTTTGAGCAACTTTGCTAGTATGGGTTCTTATGACACCGTATTTTCGCTAACCTGCTATAAGTACAACCCTCACGGTTTTCGCACAACATTCACTGGGGCAGGTGTACAGATGAGTGGAAACAGTAATGCCGTCACAGCAAAAGTTTTAAAAACACAATTAGCTAGTGATTTTGTCGTAGATTCATGGCACCATATGGCTTGGAGCATAGATCCTGGTAATTCACTTGGATCTATTGATCTATGGCTTGATGGACAATATGAGTCAAAGACAACTATAACTGCAGGTCTCACTGACGAGGAGAGGTTGAGACCTTACATAGGGAGAACTGATACTACCTTTAACTGGTATAATAATGATGTTTTTATGATTGGAGGCAGACAGTATTACACTCTCAAGGGTGTAAACTTTCATGGTCACATTGGGCAGGTAGATGTATACACGAATAAAGCTTTAAGCGCTGCAGAAGCTTTATCTATCTACGACACTCAAAAAGGAACTTACGGGATAACTTAGTAACCTATTTATCTTGATTACTTTAGGTAAATTGGTTATTGTATTGATAACCAATTATCTAAATGACGTATGCATTGACATATGGGGATTATGCTCCCGACACCCTTGGGGTGACGGTACAGGATCGAATTCACTCGTTAGAGCAATGGCGTAACTTATGTATCGATGTCGAATCTGATGCTCGGCAAAAAGCCGTTCAAGCAACAGAAGATATCAGAAGGCTCAAAGGCACTTCCCTAGAGGAAGATGATAATGAGCTATGAACATGTATGAGCTGTGAACATATAATTCTATACATGGTTACATTATTGATTTTTATCGACGTATCGATCTAGTATAAAGCCTTTTTCCCTAGCCCAAGTCGGATTCCTGTGAATCCGATCATGGCATCCTCGGCATGTTGCAAGCCAAGTACCTTCATCTAGGTAATACTTGCCTCTTCCCTTTCGGTGATGAATGTCTGTACTTTTTGATTTTGCACAGACCTCGCATAATGGCAATGTGGCTAGGAAGCTCGAGCGTTTCCTCGAATATTCTTTGGACTCTGCTTGCCTCTTCTTGGATACCCTCCTCATCGGCTTTTTTCTTTTTAGTGGAGTGTTTCTTTTCATTCTTCTGCATGTATATCTATGAAGTTCCTAAGGTGTGGCATAACAGCAAAGACATATTCATGTCCTAACTCATAAAGGTGAAAAAAGGTTCTCCAGTCGAAGTTTTGTCCTTTGACTTCCGCGATGATGAGCGTTTCTTCTGACTGCCATATGAATGTATGGATTCCTTTCTTAACCACTTGTTCCATGCCTCTAACAATAGCGTAGCATCTGCCATATTGTCGGCTTTTGTAGGGATATTTGGCAATTTGCCTGTTTTGCTTAATCTAAGCCCGATATTTTGATAACCCATGAGTTCAGAGTAGTACTTTAAATAAACTTCCCCCTCCCCTTCTACTGCTCTTATTTCCCTGATGTAATCGGGAGCATTCAGACCCTTCACTTGGCGTCTAACTGTATACTAACATCATATAAACCCTTAAGGTCTTCGGGTGCATTTGCCTCAACCTCGAGCCTCAAGCAGTCCTTTACTGCCTCTTCTAGGCTATCAAATAGTCCAGTCTCGTTTCTCCACTGATCCCCTTCGAGAGATACCTCTCTGTCCATTACGAATACGGACAATCCACGACTCGTGATCATGGACTGACCACCCGATAGCTTTTCCGTAGTTAATTCTTCCCCAGCATTCATCATAAACTAAGTTCGAGAAAGGAGTGTAGCATCCACACCCTTGCTCTGAGTTACCGTAAGGTCTACACCTCTTAAGTTCGGGATCGAATACAGGGCAGTTATAACATACCTTGTACCTCCTCATCCATTCAAGCTTCTCGGGCTTTTTGGCAAGATACCAATAAGGCAACAGCTTTATAGTAAGCCTTGCTAAAACTAGTATTGCAGAAGGTAGGCTAATAGACCCACGCTCCTCCCTAACAACTCTTAAGAATTCCTTAATCCTTTTCACCAATCAAAGGCGCATCATTGTCAAATATATCCAAGTTTTCGCTCCCGGTAGAAGTAGTAGGTAATGCAGGAGCAGCTTTAGTTTTTCTAACAGATCCATTAGCTAACTTGTCTATAATGTTTTCTATGCTCTCGACTTGGGCAGTCTTCTTTACCTTAGGTTTTTCACCACCCTGTTTTTCTTCAAATTTTTCGGCTAAAGAACTTCTGTCTACATCAGTAGATCCAATCGGGTCATCAGCAGTACCTGAGCTAGGCCCTGCACCAGGAGAATTACCCATACCTACGAGACCCCTAATTTGATCATCGGACAATAAACTACTGCCACCAGTTTGAGCAATAGCGTCAGCAAGTGTGGGAAAGTCAGAATCATTAAGGAGCGATTTTTGACCACTAGCAGTAGACATATCATACTCATTGCCTGCATATCCTACCGTAGACCCGCTCACTGAACTGATGCCCTCCCTAGAGTTTCCTGAGCCAAGTACCCTGCTTATCTTCTTTCTCTGTGGAGCTTGACGACTAGGCATCCTGCGACCCCCACCGCCTCCACCGCCTCCGGAACCACCACCAACACTAAGTGATATATCATCCACCCCAAATACATCTTTAGCAATCGCAACAGGAACGCTTATCGCATTACCTGCTAATTCAAAGGGAGCAGCAACCAATCCTTTTAATCCTTGCTTCGCAACGTCCCAATTCCCTGAAAGCCCACCTGCAACCGTTTTGGTAAGGTTATCGGGTACATTGAAAACAGTGCCTAATAAACTATCTCGATCACCACTACCAAAAAGATAATCACCTGTGTTGTCTACGATGTTACCAAAGCTCGAGAAGCCTCTACCTATGGGGTTGTTACCCAAAGCACCACCTATGGCATCCAAGCCACCTCCAATGCCATCAGAAAGCCAATTAACTGGCTTAAGGAGCATTCCGGCTCCGTTACGAAGATAATCAGTGAATGTGTCTACACCCTGGATGACCGATCCAGCTGCGTTCGGTGTAGCCTGAAAACTCATTCCCTGTAAAGCAGGGTTAGTCCTCATGTCTACTGGCTCACCATAAATATTAAATTTGCCACCTGTATTGCCATATATCTGGCTATTCTTTGCAGCATTGCCTTCGTTAATGTAACCAGCACTGAGAGAGTTTAGCTTACTCTCTTCATAATCCGGATCACCAGAGAACAAGAACTTATTGCTGAAATCAGTGCCTACTAGACCGACCGAGCCGCCCTCACCTGCGAGCGCAGATGATGGCTGATCTGCTATATCAATGCTAAATGCATCCAAGCCTAAATCTTCAGCAGCAAGAATTTCATTTCTTAAACTAGTCAGATTAGTAATTTCTTCATCTGAAAGATCCCCTCTATACTCAATTAACTGATCCTCAATCTGCCTAAGGGCATTCTGTGAATCAAAGTCAGTTACTGCACCATCTTCATTAATTTCAATCGCTCCAACACTCTTAAGAATATCTAATTCTTTTTCATCGAATGTGCTAACATCTTGTGCTGCAAACTGAGTAGATGCATCGTAATTACTAAAGTCGTCAGAATTAATATCTACTCCGTCAAGATAATCGAAGGTCTGCCCGATATCTAGACCTGCATCAAAATCACCTCCGTATGAATTGTCTATGATTGATTGACTAAAGTCAGTATCGATGGCGTCTGTGCTTAAATCAATATATGTGTTGGGGTCAAAGTAGTCCGAATCGTATGTGTCTAGAAAGTCACTTACATTATCCGAGTAGTTGTAGTTATCTAATGCTACTGAATTTGCATAGTTTGATGCAGTATCAAAGGCATCATAAGTGTTTATCGTATCTAGGTAATCAAAGGTATCAAATGATGGTGTGTATGTGTCGTATGAGGGAGCCGAATAAGTATCGGTGTAGTTGTATGATGAACCATAATCACTTCCATAATTATCGTTAAAGTCCCTAAAACGATCAGATGCATTAAAATCCATATTCTTATCTGCCTCCTGCTGAGCTACCCTTGCTGCCTCTTGCTGAGCTTGCTCTGTTGCAATACGCTTAGCTTCCTCTGCTGCCTGTAGTCTTGCTTGCTCTGCTGCTTGGTTTTTTGCATGGTCTATTGCTGCCTGTCTTGATGCCTCTATTACTTGCTGCCTAGCAGCCTCGTTGGCTGCTCTTTGTGCAGCTTCTCGAGCAGCATCGCTTGCTGCTTGCTGCTGTGCCTTCGCCTGTGCTGCAATTCTGGATGCCTCTGCCCTGGCTATAGCTCGTGCCTGTTCTATTGCTGGATTCATTCATCAATGCTGTTACTTAGTTTACTAGGTTTCTTTCATTCGGTCAAATCCTATAAACCCGAATCGGATCAGATCCCAGAAAGTTCAGAAAGGGTGTATATAATTGTATAAGACGCCAGGTTGCTTCCCCCCGGCACCCCCCTTTGTAACCTAATGGTCATTAGGTAACACTTATGCCATAAGTCATTGATAATCAATGGGTATGCATGGCATTAAATAGTATGTCAATTATGGCGCAAATATTAATCAATCAAATATCAAAATAACAATGAGCAACCTATCCTTAATTCAATCCCATACCCAAGCACGTCGTGAAGTCTTAAATAAAAACGGCAAAGTAATACGACACGAAGTTGTATTCGGCAAGCAAGGTGCTAGCGCTTCAGAAATAAAAGCAAACCTTCGCAAAGCAAATCCGCTCTTGAAAGGCAAAGCTTTAACTGCAGCCGTTCATAATGTTCTAAGCGGTGAGAAAACCATGCGAGACGCGGTTACAATTGCAATGGTAAACAAAGCTTTGCAAGACGGCGTGACTGACAAGATCTCTGAGACGTCTAATAAGCTAAATATCTCTATCAATAAGCCCAAGATCACAAAGCAAGACGTGATTAATAAACAAGCTACAAGGCTAGATCAACTCGAGAGAATTGTAGCAAACCTTACCCCCGAGCAACGCGAGGCAATGGGCTTAGAATTCTAACCTAACCTAACCTAACCTAACCTAGCCATGATATATAAACCACCTTAGCAAACTAAGCCTAACCTAGGCTAGCGTGAGACGCACAGATTGTGCTTAGTGTCTCGGTGAGACGTGCAACGCATCAATGCCTAACTTCGTTTTTTAGTTCTCATGGTTTTCTGCTTTTCCATTTCAAAAAAGTACCTGTGCCAAGGGTGAAAAACTGAGGCTGTCAATTCGGGATTACGGACGTAGACCATGCTCTAGCTCTTACAAAGCTATGCACATGTGAGCGGTTCGATTTCGAGCAGGCAAGTACCATACAAGGCGAATGTGTAGCCTAGTCACAAAGCGAGTAGCCAACCGAAGTGGTTCGGGGTGAGTCGTGGAAGCAGACGAAGCGTGTAAGGAGCCGTGAGGATATTCATGTATGCGAAAGAGTGTGTAATCTGATCGATAGGAGGCGTGCCTCGGATTTAGTTTGTCAATGACTACTCGGAACAAACTAGGTCTCTCTGTCATGGAGCGAAGGGGTTAGAATAGTCAACACATGGAAGCAGTATAGTATGTATTCCCTAGAGGATGTTCATACTTATCGCAATGCAACCCGATGTAGCTCATCCGTTAGAACTACGTGTGAACTACGTCATAACTACGTTAAAACTACGTCACCTAGACGTAAACTTTCAGCCCATGTCCGAGGCTTATTCCTTGGGCATGGGCTTTACTTTTTAAATTCGACTCAACGTTAACCAAACAACGAAAGGAAATAACTATGAACTACTTAACATTCCTCGCCATATGTGGTGAGTTCTTTATTGATCCCGATATTGCCATGGAAAATGGCATGGTTGTGGATGCAATCAAACGTAACGATGAAGCTGAAGTGAGGAGGGTCTTACATGAAGAATGCTAATGACCCTCAGTTCATGGGTAGTACCATGGACAAAATTGTTTTAGGTGGAGGCTTCCTAGTCTGCATCATCGCGGTAGTACTAGAAATGTGCTGCATAATCTAAAAGTAACCTATATATCTATATAACATGGAAAATTTATTTACAAAATTAGAGGATGGAGAAGACAGAGGATACTTCGGATCTATCTTCATAGATGATGGGAGTGGTAGGTGTTATGTAAAGACTCCTTACTTCAAGGTTAAGTTAGATGCCGAGAAGTATACTCGTGAGTTATGTGAAGCTAACGGAGTAAAGTATCAATACGAAACCAACATATGGTATCACCGAGGGGAATGGGATTATACACGCAAGCTCAAGGAAATCCTTGGTAAGGATGTACGTGGGATGGTGTATGACTATGTGGGTGATGGTTGGCAGATTGATCTAGATCATGGGCGTATGGGATTCTTACATAAAGATGATGCCCCATGGGATGGAGTTAAAGTTGGTGATGAACTAATGTTCCATGTCCGCGACTATAACCCTACCAAACTTCAACTAAACGTAACCTATTATACTAAATAACATTATGAGTGAAAATAATATCAAACTTGAAGGTGCTGAGCTTGATGCCTATCTTGCTAAGCGCTTTCCTTCTACCAACCTACCTAAGCTAATTGATGAACTAGGCAGTCCAAGTGCCTTCGATTCTTGGAGCAACTACATGGGCGAGAAGCCTAGTGATACCTTGTATTGTGTACTCGGTAGGAATCGTGACTCATCTATGCTCACCAATTCTAATTGGGATTGTGCGGTGCAGATGTTTGAAGATGCCGAGCTACCCTATGACATTACTCGTGTGGGTCATTGGTTATGTGGGTGGATTGAGTATCTATCTGTAGATATCAATGACAAGGAGGCATTCAAGATGGGTGAGGAGATTGAAGCATCGCTAGCCAATTATCCTTGCCTAGATGAAGAAGATCACTCGAGGCGTGAGTACGAGGATCTCCTTCAACTGATTGAATTGGAGTACGATGATGACTTCAATGTCGGTGAGGACTTCGATGATTGGGATGACATTGCATTCTATCTCAATGAGAATGGGTACTACCATAGCGAGGGTTGCTACCCATCATCTGCCGAGATTCAGAAAGCTATGTGGGAATGCTATGTCAAGGATAGGGTCATCGATATTGCTAGGGATCTAGCAGTCGGTGAGTCAATCATCGAAGGATCATGGGAGATATCACGCATCACTGATGCCGAGGCTACTGCACACTTCGACTGCGAGGATGAGCCTCGCATGCTCTATGTCTTTAGGGATCACCCTAATCAAATGAAATTAACACTCAACTAAGGAGGTAACATGACTGAAGAATACAAATACAAACCTTACCCAAAGATGACCTTGCAAACCAAGGCTATCAAACTTACACGCAAGATGCTTAGGCACTTAGACTATGTCAGTTCATCACAAGCTCGTGACTTAAGTGCCGAGGAGTGCATGGATGTTATCAATGACTATATCGTTGAGTTCCAATACTACATTGGGACTACTTGTGGGGATAAAGCCACTCATTGGTTTGGCTTTCCATATGATGAGCATCTACTCGAGGCTCACAAGGATCGCAATGCCGATGATAAACTAGATGATGCCTTAATCATGGGCAACGATGCCATACTCGAGGGTGAGTGTGGCTTGTTCAAGTGGGTCAACAACCTCATTGCTTATGGTGAGAGTTGTTTCGGTGACCCTCAGTACTTAGCTAGTTCCTTTCACCCCAATCATCTAGATTTTCATGGTGAAAAGGTTCGATTGCTTATGGAGGAAAGGCTCGGGCTTGTAGCCAAGCGCTTTCCAGAGTGGGCAACATGGAATAAAGATACTGAAGGTTGGGTCTACACTGCTATTGATGCTCGAGGGGCTGAGTATGGAGAGTGGTGGTTCTCTATCGGCAGTGAGTATATCGAGGTAACCAAGTGGTTTAGTAGAGCTAATAGCAAGGGGAGTGGGAGTGGAGGCAAAGCCTTCAATATGAAAGTACCAATCGGTGACTTTTACACCTTCTACAAGGAGGTGGTAGCATGATTGAGACTAATGCTCAAATGGATCAGAAGGTGGATAACTATGTGTACTACCTAGGCAAGATAGCCAAGCACAAGTATCCAAACATTAAGCCTTGGCAAATAGCTATCGTCACCCATTCCAAGCGTGGGCTTATCAATACATTCAACTACGAGGATGCTCGTGAGTACTACCATAAAGTAACCAAGAATAATAAATAACATATGAATCCTACATACTACATAGAGACAATATCTGAGACATTAGCCGAAGGGTTAAATGAGAATCTTATGCTCATCGAACTTGGGTGTATTCATAAAGATTACATGCACGACAAGCATGTCAAGGGCATGGAGTTGGTAACCGAATACTCTCACCATAATCGATTGATGGATTCGATTGATCGGATCTTTGATTACTTCGCTTGGCAAGAGTGTGGGCTGAATGGTGATTGGTCTGTGCAAGCATACCATTACGGATTCAGAAGACCTAACCTTTGGGAAGGTGACTACTATGTAACAGACCAAGAGGATGGAACATTCGATGTAGTCAAGTACTACCCTGACAGAGAAGAGGACTGCGTGGAATCCATCTATCGTGGATTCAGTTCACTAGAAGATGCAAAGGCTTACACCAAAGGGCATGCGGGCATTCATTATCACAACAAATAAAGGAGGAAAATAATTATGATACAAACAATAACACAAGGACTATTCGTTAACGCATTCGATCAGCGAGCAAGGGGAAGCTCTTGGTCTCTAAGAGGACTCGAGGCTCTATATGATTTCCTCGAGGACGTAGACCCTAACTATGAGTTAGATGTAGTGGCACTTGATTGCCAATACTCTGACTACAATTCGATAGGTGATCTGCAAAATGATTACGAGCATCTCTTTGATGAAGATGAAGAGTATGATGATGATGAAATCATTGATATCTTAAGTAATCATACGACAGTCATTAGCTATGATGGTGGAGTAGTTATAAATACGGAGTTCTGATGACTATCGAAGTATCAATTATCAAGGACAAGCAACTCGTGTATTCTTTCAGCTACATAGCTAAGAAGTCAGACTCTGATGCACACGAGAGGGCTACACAAATAGCAGTAAACCAAGCAAAGAAGCATGGGATAACCTATGACTTCATTAACACTAAACTAAAGGAGGACTAGAATTATGTATGTAAAAAATTCATTCACAAGTGGTGGGCATTGTATCTATGAGGACGATGACTATGTAGCTATCGTTACTTGGAAGTCAGCTAATGCTAAGACAGGTAACATGGCTCAGATATGGATCTTAAATAGATTCACCAATCCTGTTGAGTCTGTTGCAACAGGACTAGATGCTAAGACTAACTGCAATGGATGCCCATTCGCTGATGGCAATGGGTGCTATGTCAATGTAGGGCAAGCACCTATGGCTGTGTACAAGTCATACCATAAGGGTAGCTATCCTTTCCTTGCCCTTGGTGCATATAAGGTAGCATTCCGTAATCGGTATGTGAGGTTCGGTGCTTATGGTAACCCTAGTATCATTCCCTTGCAGAAGATTAAGATGGTGACTGACCATTGTGCCGGTTGGACAGGATACTTCCATGATTGGCATATGATGTCCCCTACCCTAGCTACTGAGTATGGTAAGTACTTTATGGCTAGTACTGAGACGGAGGATTCTCGCAAGGCTGCAAAGTCACTTGGTCTTAGATACTTCCATGTCTCACCTGTACGCCCAATCGATACAATCGAATGCCTATCCGATACGCATGGCAAGGAGTGTAAGGATTGTGGACTGTGTGATGGCAACAACAAGAACGCTAAGTCTGTGTGGATCAACCCACATGGTGCTAAGAAAAACAAAGCTATCGCTATGGCGTTAGCGTAACCTAGATATATGAATAACATGAGTGATCCAAGTAACATTAAACTTAAAAGGATTCCAGGCTTACACGCTGTGGAAAGAAAACCAATCAAGTCACAAGACCCCGAGATGGGTGGTAGCATGAGCAATGGTGAGTATCTCAGATACCTTTGCAACTACACTAACCCGATGATCGGGCCATTCATCATCCAGGCAATCAATGAGTTTGCCGATCAAGTGATTGCCAAGGAGGAAGAGATACTAGCCGAAGAGAAGAAGCGACTAGAGCATGATGGATCTCGTGAGTCATTCACTATCCCTCTCATATCTAATGAGCTATGGATTGAGTGTGCCAAGTTCCTTCGCAAGCAGAACTACTACCACTATGAGGAGGGAGGCACGGCATCAGATGAGGGTGAGGATGAGGATGAGGAGTCGGGCATCGAGGTAGCAGAAGCAAGGGAGGGTATACACAATGACTGAGTGCGAGTGCAAGTGCAAGCCGAGTAATAGATGGGCGATAGTTCTTACCTGCCCATTCGATGGTAGCCTCAAAGGCGTGATCGGTATGTTCAAAGAGCAAGAGGGTGCCTTCGATTATGCAGCATCAGACAAGCAGTGTAGCTCTGATTACCATTACTTCGTAACCCAATACTTCGACAAGGAGGATGAAGACAGATGAGTGCTGAAGAATTAGCCAAAAAACTAACTGGAACCATTGAGTATCTCTTCGATAGGTGGAGAGATGAATGGATGTACGAGGATTGGTCTGACTATGAAGATCATGCTCGCAAAGCAGTAGAGAAGGATGGCGGTGAGTTCATCCATTTCAAAAAGAAACCTTTCGTCCTCCGATTCAAGAAGGACGATATAACCCTTGATATTAAATGCAATACAAGGGAACTAAGTGTAACCCAAATAACCAAATAACATAAGAAAGATATAACCATGAGTGATCAAAATAACCAAGAAACCGCAGTAGTTAACGCAAGCTCTGAAGAGCTACTTAAACAAGCCGAGGAAGCGAGGATAAGAGAAGCCAACGAATCGAGGCTCAGGGAAATAGCCCAAGCTGAGAAGGCATGCCGAGAGTATGGCTTGACTCTTACCGCAGAGGAACGCAAGGGCATCGAGGATTACATCGACGCACAAGATAATGCTTCTAGAAAGTACAACGACCTAGAGGAAGCATACGATGAACTAGAGTCTTGGTACTCCGAAAAGGCTTGTGAGTATAATTGGGCTAGAGACAAATTCACGAGTGCATGTGAAGAACTAGAGCAGAGTAGAGAAGAGGTAGATGGTATACTTCAGAAATTCCAGTATACACTAGAGAAAGAGACATCCGATAAGATTACCCCAGACCCTCTTAGGCAACTACTTGTCAATGCAACGGAGTCAGGGGAAGGAGACTTCGAATTCTGTGAGCCTGATGCTATAGAGGAGTGCCTTGATGTCTCATCACCCGATAGTGACCTTTGCGATGCCGAGAATCTTAGCTGTCACTTTAGGGATTTAGCAAAACTACTACCCGAGGAAACAATCCCCGAGGAACTCAAGGATGAGATTAAGGCATGGGGCAACAACTATACCGTGTTTCAGTTGCACACCGAGCTTCTATCTTGGGAAAATCATAGTGCAAGAGATGAGGCTATACGCTTTGCCCTCACCTACTACGAGAGCAGTTCCACATGGGACAAGATGTTCGAAGAGTTAGCAGCAGAGTTTAATATTCAGGGATAACAAACACCCCCCTAGTAGTAACCTAGTTCTCTAGGTTGCTACTACGGTTGGGGGCGATGATAGGAAGGATCAAATATATGAATATACAAGAGAAACTAGAAGCTGAAGCTGAATCTATGTGGAGAAAGAATGAACTTACCACAGAGGAGTACTACGCAGCTAGGCACTTCATCAGAAGATACACAGAACTACTAAAGGAGGAAAATAAATGACACCATATAAACACGCAGAATCATCAGCAAAGAAGTTCGGAGGAGAACCCGATGAATATCTTTATGTACATAACTGGTTCGATGAGACCAAAGCCTTTACAGGTGATTGGACTCATCGCGCATTAAGACATCATAGCGCCGGGATTGAGTGGTGCTGTAGCATACTCGGTCACGAGATATTAATTGATCAAGATGATAATGGAGACAAATTCAGAATAGTACCTACCAAGCTAGTTGCCGAGCAACATGTGATGGAGGACTGCGGATTTATCCC